TAATAGCAATTAATCTTTCTGTTAATGTTTTCAATTCTAAAGAATTTTCAATTCCAATCACATCAGTTTTACAATCAGTATCACAATTATCCCAAAGTTTGGATTTCTTACTTGGAAAAATAATTTTATTTAAAAGAACTTTAAAGAAATCTCCATATCAAAATTTAAACTTAAGTGCAAATGTTCAAGATTCTTACTTAGATTCTAATTTTTATTATTTGACCTCAAATGGATTGCCAGAATATGAAGTCAACCCTTTATTAAATAATGGGTCATTTACTACTCCACCCCCTCCCCTCAATGCTGCACCAGATACTTATTTGTTAATTTCATCCCCACTTAGAAACCATCAATTTAAAAATGGTGATGAAGTTGTTGTGTCTAATTACTCAACATCACCAGGATTTAACAATAACATTGGTATAAATACTGGAAATTATTATTTTATAAGAAAAGATAGCAATAATACTATTAAATTATGCGAATCAAAAGAAAACGTAGGATTATCTTCTTTTATTCCACTCATTGAATATAATATTTTAGGAGATGAAACAGGAAGACTTTCTAGTGTCAATTTAGTTCCATCATCAGAATATAATAGAGCAATAGGATCAAGTAAATTATTTAAAAAATTTCCAAAAACAATATCTCCATCACAAAGTAAGATCAATACTTTTCCAGGAAATGTTGGAGTATTTGTAAATGGAGTAGAACTTAGAAATTATAAATCATTTGACAAAATTTATTATGGACCTGTAGATTCAATAACAGTATTAAATCCAGGTAACTATTATAACATACTAAATCCACCACAATTTAAAGTGGTATATGATGAATCTGAATCATTGTATACAAAAATAATTCCACAACTGAAAGGGAAATTAATTAATCTTTTAGTCACAGATCCTGGATTTGATTATATTGAAACTCCAACAGTAAAGATTTTAGGAGGAAATAATTTTTCTGTTGTGGCAGACGTTAAGATGAAAAATGTGATAAATCAAGTTGACTTCAATGCAACAACTAAGGATACTGTTATTGACACAGTAAATAACAAATTCAATTTCACATCAAAGCATAGATTTGAAACTGGAGAACCTGTCATTTACAAAACCAATGCTTCAATTCCAATTGGCATTGGTACTAATGTATCTGATGGAAATTTAATTAATGATTCAGTTTATTATGCTGTAAGTATTGGAGCAGGAACTTCAATGTCTCTTGCATTTAATAGAAGTGATGCTCTGTCTAAAACTAATTTGATTAAATTAAGAACATATGGAGGAGGTCTTCAAAGTTTTGTTGCAGATATTCCTAGAAAGGCAATTGATGAAGTAACTGTTATACAAAATGAAAAAGATTTTGAATATAAAAAAGTATCTTTTGTCTATTCAGATGTTGATGATCAAGATAATATCATTACAATAAAAAATCATGGATTTTCAACTGACGATGAAGTTGTTTATAGTTGGAACCCAATACCTGGATACAATGGAGGATCTATTGGATTATCCACAACAAACTATTATTATATCACAAAAATTGATGATGATCAATTTAGACTTTCTGAAACAAAAAATTCTACAAACTATTTTAACTTTAGTCAAGCAGAACCATATAGCATATATTTCCTTGAATATTCTCCAGTAAGAGTTGAAATTTTTGGGTCATTGACAATAAGTGGGGTTTCATCTACTGTTGGATATGAAGCTTCCATTTTACCAACAATTAGCGGTTCTGTGACAAGTGCTTTGGTAGAAAAGAGACCAAATAGTTTGTCTGTCCCTATGGATAGTTTTGGCGAAAAAAATATCATCAATTATGAAAATAGTCCAACCATAAGGGTTATTGAAGGTGAGGGTGCAGTTTTACAACCATTAATTGTAGATGGTAAAATTAAACAAGTAATTGTTAAAAATTTTGGATCGGGATATTTTAACTCTTTAGATCTTGTTGTGGTAGGAGATTGATTTGGTGCTAAATTAACTCCAGTTATATCAAATGGTTCTTTTGTCAGTGTTAAAGTTGTAAATGGTGGAGTTAATTATAGTGAAAATAATACCAAAATTAATATCAATCCAATAGGAACTGGTCTCAAATTAAAAGCAAACTTAAAATCTTGGACAATAAATGATGTTGAAAGATATGAATTAATTAACATTGAAGATGGTAAAATATTTGGAAAAAATTACTCCCTTGATAAAAATACTTTTGGTGTATATTTTTTAAATTCTAAGTTAAAAACTTTTTTAAATATACCATCTACACCAACATCACATTCTCCAATAGTTGGATGGTCCTATGATGGTTGCCCAATTTATGGTCCATATGGATATACAAATTCAAATGGAACTGGTGGAATATCTAGAATGAAGAGTGGATACTCTTATATTAGTGTAATTAATAGTGAATTTAAATTAGTAGAAGAATATGTTTTTGAAGGCTCAGGAACTCTGGATAAGTACAATGGAAGATTTTGCATAACCCCAGAATATCCACAAGGGATATATGCATATTTCTGTACATTTGATGATAACAATTCTCCAAAATTCCCATATACTATAGGACCACAATACAACTGCGAACCAGTAGAGGATAATTTTAATTTAAAAATTAATCAAAGTTTAAATTTTAACAATTTAAATATCGTTAAATGGACTTCTCCATATAGAGTTGAAGATTCAAACTCAAAATATGAATATTTCCAACTATCAAAAAATGCAAATGATAAAGATATTTTAATAGAGCAATCTTCAACAGGATTTATTGATAAAATTAAAATAGTAGATGGAGGGTTTGATTATCAAGTAAATGATTCTATATTGTTTGATGATGAAGGAACTTCTGGATTTGGAGCATTAGCAAAAGTTTCTGAAGTTTCTGGAGTTGGAATTTCTAGCATACAATCTCAAAGTTCAAATTTTTCTGGAGTATCTTTTACATCTGATGGGAAATCTTTGGTGGGAATTGCTTCAACTTATCATTCATTTAAAAACAACTCTTACATTAATATATCAGGAATTTCAACAACTTCATTTAAACCAATTGAAGGATTTAGAAAAATCACTATTTCTGATATAACTACAAAGTTAATATCCAATCTTGGACCATCAACAATCACTGGTATTGTCACATCTATTCAAGTAGCAGGATCCATTTATTCTTTTGATATAGATTCTCAATGGTCTATTGATGGGGAAATTGTAAAGATTATTGGGTTGGATTATAAAAATAATCTCATTAATATCTTAAGGCCATCAAATTCAACATCACACTTAGCACTTGATCCTGTTTACTTACTTCCAAATAAATTTACATTTGTTGCTCAAGACTTTACTCCTTCTTATTCTGAAAAGAATGAATCTTATTATTTTGATTCTACTCAAAGTGTTTCTATTGGAACAACAATTGGAGTTGGATATGGCAACACTTTATCAATTTATCCTTTAGGTTTAGGAAACTCATACACAAAATATGTTCCACCAGGAGGGATTTATTTACCAAATAATAAATTTAATACTGGAGATGAAATTATTTACACTCCAGGAACATCAACAATAATTACAAATTATGGAAATTTGAATACGTTTTCTAATCTTTTTGCACTAAAACTCGATTCAGATATTATTGGAATAGTAACTAGTAGATCAAATCTTTCAAATCAAAATACTATTTTAACTTATACTTCAACAGGAACTGGAAATTTACATAATTTTACCACAAATAAAAATATTATTACTGGAAATATTACAAAAAATAATTGTCTAGTTTCAACTGCCTCCACTCATAATCTTTCTGTAGGAGATGTAATTAAGTTAAATGTTAAATCTGGAGTAGCTGTTACTTTTACAGTAACTTATTCAAATAATAGAGTATTGATAAATTCTCAAACTAATCCAAAAATAGATGTGTATGCAAATGATGTTGTAACTTTTGATTTATCTAATCTTCCTCTAAATAAAAATACTTTTGATTTATATGAGGATAAAAATTTCTTAAATCCATATTCTGGAAACCTTAAATCCAATGAAATAATTAAAACTTCAACTTCACTAATTTTAAACATCAATAATAACACTCCCAGAAATCTTTTTTACAATTTATCAGATTCTAATATTGACATAGATGTTGATAACTATAATCAATTAAAAATTAGTGAAAGTAAGTATAATACTAAAACTTCTGTAGTATCTTCAACTGATTATACATTTACAGTCAATTTAGATGATACTCCTGAGAGATCTCTATATAAATCAGATTTGTCATCTTTGTCATATTCAGTTTTAAGTGAAGGTGTATTGGGCCCTATTTCTAATGTTGAAATAACTTCTAAAGGATCTAGATATAAAAAATTACCTAAAATAAAGTCTGTTATTAGTAATTATGGAACTGGATGCAACTTGTTTGCAGATAGTGAAACCATAGGAAAAATTGAAAAAGTCAAAGTAATTAATACTAAATATGTTTGCCCATCAGACAAAACTCTAAGACCAGAATCAAAAGTATTTTCTGCTCTAAAACTTATTGAAAATTATACTGTGGATTCTTTGAATGTTATAAATGGTGGACAAAATTACATTTTTGAACCACAAATAAAATTATACAATTCAAGAGATAAAAGAATTATTGTTGATTTTTCAGCATCTGCTACGTTAAAAAATAATTCCATTGAAAATGTTCAAATTCTCAATCCTGGAAATGGATTGAAATCTAGTGACAGTAAAGTAATAGTCACTGATAATACCAATGGGTTTAATATTATAAATGTTTCTGTAACTGGTTCTAGTGCCCCCTATACAGTTACTCTAACATTAAAAACTCCCCCTGCAGGATTTACCACATCAAACCCATTACCAGTTGAAGTTGGTGATGAAATTTTTGTAGAAGGAATTGTTTTTAATGGGAATGGGTTTAATTCTAGTGATTATGGATATCAACCATTTACAGTATCTTTTGTAAACCCTGCATTTGGGTCTCAAGATTCTGCTATAATTAGATATGAATTAAATGTAAATCCAGGATCTTATGATAGTCAAGATACATATGAAGCTTATGTAACTCCATTTTCATACATACCAAAAATTGAAGCAGTTTTTAAACAAAATTCTTTTCATAATAATGAAACTGTTAATACTGCTAAAATAACTAATAACGTCAATAATAATCCATTAACTAATCTCATAAAGGTCAAAGATCCAAAAAATATTTCTGCCAATGATGTTATCATAGGAAAATCTTCAAATTCTAAAGGAACTGTAAATGAAATAACTAATTTTAATTCTACTTTTACTTCTGATTATTCTGTATCTGAAATTTTGGGTGGAACAGAAAATAGAAGTTTCTTATCATCAAATTTCCAAAAACTTTCAGATAATGATTATTATCAAAAGTTTGCATATTCTTTAAAAAGTAAAAAATCATATTCTGAATGGGAATCTCCAGTATCAGACACTTCACACATACTTGGATATAAAAAATTTAGTGATTTGTCAGTAGAATCAATTGCAACAGAATCTGTCATTCTACCAATGGAGGAATCAACTCTTAATATTATTTTAGATTCATATGGAAATGTAAATCGCATTAGCGATTATGATTTAGTTAATGAAATAGATTTGGAGGACAATAATGGAGAACATACTCAATACTTAAGATTTTTAAGGTTAAAACTTGGACAAAGTTTAAAATTCACAAATAATAGAGTATTATCAATAGATGATATTTCAAATTTGTTCAATAATCAACCAACTATCCCATCTATTGTTTTGGATAGAAGTTTTCCAACAGTTTTAAAATATCAATTTTATTTAACAGGAACTGATTCATTCTTTGGACAATTTGTAACCCCAGAAATATTTGAATTATTTGTTACAAGAGATAAAGATATTATTAACTTAACATCTTATTCAAATTACTTTGAGTTTGGAAAATTAAATCCATTTTTAGGTGTATTTACTGCTGAAATTAATTCTACAAATAACTCTGAAATTGTTTTAAATTTTACTCCAACAAATCCATTTATTACTGTAGATATAAAAGCAGTAAAAGAAATGGCTCCAAACACTGTTGGAATAGCAACTACTTCTTTTGGATATGTTAAAAATGTAGAAACTTGTGAGCAGTATGCTGCAGGAATAGGATCAACAGTATTTTACAGCATTTCAAGTCTGGATTGCAATTCTGGATCATTAATTGTTGGAATTTCCTCTGTAACTAATAGCATTCAAAAATCTTTTGAATGTTCATTTGTAAATACACAATCTGATTTACTTGTGAGTGCTTATTCAGAAAATACTTTAAATAATTTGGGAGAGGTGAATATTTACAAAAATGGTTCAAATATTGAATTCGTATACACTGAAGTTGTTGGAGTTGCAGTAACTTTAAGTGCAAACTTGAAACTATTAACAAATACTTATGCTGGTAATGACAGTATAATTAAAACCTTTACTAAATTCTCAAGTTCTCAAATAACTACAAATTCTAATTCAACAGGAATATCAACAGTTTCTGCAACTTATGGATATACAAAATATATCTTAGACATTACACAAACAATAGGAGTTAGTACTCAAAGATCATTAGTACAAATAAATTCATTACACAATCAAGATTATTTAAATAACATAATTTATGATATGAATGGTACTGTAGATTTAAATGATTTGAATTTTGAATCTTATTATAGTATTGCAAATAATAATTACACATTATTCTTCAATCCCATTACTTCTGCAAATTATAAAATTACCATTTATGAATCTAGTATACTAGCACCTAATCAATAATAAATACTCATAAAAATGCCTATTAACGAAATTGGTACAATATATACTCCTTCAATTTATGGAAGAACTTCTTTTCCATTGAAGCATAAAAACGATCCAATTTTCTATAAGGTTTTTAATTCAGAAAGTTCAAGTATAGTTAATTTAAGTGAAGATTCAATTTATATTTCAAATCATTTTTTTAAAACTGGTGAACCTTTAAAATATTCATATGACTCAGGTAATTCTGCCGTTGGTATTGCAAGTACAAGTCCAGGAGCTTTTGGAATAACTTCTTTTCCATCTGTTGTTTATCCAATAGTAGTTGATAAAGATAATATTAGAATATCTTTAGGATCTACATATGCAACATCAAATCAATATGTAAATATTACATCTCTTGGAATAGGAACTCAACATTCATTTGAGTGTTTTAAACAGAACTCAAAATGTTTAATTCAAATTAACGATATTATTCAATCTCCAATTTCAATTGGTTCAACAGTTTCTATTTTAAATTACACAAATTCTTCTTTAACTGTTGCTAGTTTACAAAATATTAAATTGGGGACTTGTTTAAAAGTTAATGAAGAAATAGTTAGAGTTGCCTCTATTAACTATGATACTAAAGTAATAGGAATTTCTAGAGGAGCATCTGTTTTAGGAACAGAATTAGTGCCATTTACTTCATCTTTAATAGGAAGTTATGCACAAGTTTTGGGAGGAAATTACAATATAATTAAAGATATAATTTATTTTGATGATCCACCTTTAGAATCAAATAAAATTAGTTATAGAGTATTACCATCAGATATAATATATAATTCTCATAGTTTTAACTTAATCTCTGATAAATTAGTTACTGGGGATCAAGTGTTTATATTATGGGAAAATCCTCCAAAAGAACTTGATATACAAGGAATATATTATTTAATAAAAAATAATAATAATAACTTTAGTTTTGCATCATCTTATGCCAATGCAATTTTAGGGAATAAAATTATTTTTAGCAATCAATCTAAAAATGGACTTGGTATTACTAATTTTAAAATTACATATTATTATCCAAGTGAAACAAATAGTTTTAATGGAAGAGTATTTCTAAAATCAAACTATGATGGAAATTCTGTTTTTGATGATATTTCTGAACAATTCACAGGAATAACAAGTTCATTTGAGTTAAAATCTTCAGGTATAAACACAGTTGGTATAAAAAGTGACAATGGAGTATTATTAATTAATAATATTTTTCAATATCCTGGATCTGATGAATCATTTTCATTTGTTGAAAGTGGTTCAAGTACTTTTATAAATTTTGTTGGAGTTGGAAGTACTGGATTTGTAGGCAAAACATATGATGTAAATGTGAAAGAATATCCAAGAGGTGGTATTATTGTCTCTTATGGAACAACGTCAGGATCAAATTATCAATCCTCAACTTCCTTTAATGATGTTCCTTTAACAGGATCAGTTTCTGGAATTGGTGCTTCAGTTTCATTTAATACTGATTTTTATGGTAATGTAAACAACTTTAAATTTACAAATAGAGGATATAATTACAAAGTTGGTGAAATTTTAGTTCCAGAAAATACCATTGGAAATGGATCTCAAACAATTAACGATAAAATACACATAAAAATTGATGAAACTACAAAAGACACTTTTAATTCTTGGAATATTGGAATATTAGAAAAGTTAGATGATTTAAGTGATAAAGTTAATGGAGTAAGAAAAACATTCAACCTAACTAAAAATCAACAAAGAATTAGTTTAGACACTGATTTGGAATATGAAGTTGAATTAAGGTATAATCTTTTAGTTTTTGTCAATGACATTTTACAACCACCAGATACTTCTTATACATTTATCAATGGATCTATAATAACTTTTACAGAGGGAATTCCTTCAGGAAGTAATGTCAAAATATACTTATATAAAGGTTACTATGGAGATACTTTTGTTGCACAAAGCATTTCCAAATTGAAAGAAGGAGATTTGTTGCAAATCTCACAAGATATTTACAATCCTCCCCCAGTTCAACAAAAACAAAGAATTATAAAGGAATTTATGAGTTCAGATGTTTTAAAAACAAACATATATTCTGATGTTGGAATTTCTGACAATTCTTCTCAAATTAGAGCAGTAGATTGGACTCCACAAAGTGTAGATAAAATAATAGATGGAACTTTTATAAGTAAATCTAGATATGAGCAAAATTCTGGTATGACCTTATTTACAAATATAGCAAATTATGTAGGAACATTCACTGGTATTACTACTAATTTTATTGGTGTTAATACTACTAATATTATTGTAGGTGATTATATTGAAGGTGAATATGTTGGAACTGGAGTAACCATAGTATCAATTGATTCCAACATTGTCGGTATAGGATCAACTGACTATTCATCATCTCCAGTTGGTGTTAATACGTCTTTACTTTCTTTCTACAGAAAATCCTAATAAATAAGATAAAGTACACACTCAGATGGCTGTAGTAACAGATAAATTAAGAATAGTCAATTGTTCAAATTTTGTTAATAGCGTTTCTAACGAAAGTTATTATACATTTGTAGGATTCCCAAATGCTGCTTCATTTTATCCAAGTTGGGATTCTACTAGACCAAATCCAATAGACAATTATTTTCATTTAAATTCTTATAGAGACAATATTTTAGGTGTCAAACAAATTACATCTTCAGATGTAATCAGAGTTATTCCAAAAAATGTTTGGTCAAAAGGAAAAAAATATGAAATGTATAGACATGATTATAGTTTATATAATACAACACCAATAACTTCTTCTACTAGATTATATGATTCTTCCTTCTATGTCATGAATAGTGAATATAGAGTTTACATTTGCATCAACAATAATTCAACTCCAGGAAATAATAGAGAAATTCCAGTATCAACTCAAGAACCACTTCATACAGATTTAGCCCCAAGATTGGAATCAGATGGATATGCTTGGAAATATTTGTACACCTTAAATCCATCAGATGTTTTAAAATTTGATTCTACTAATTTTATTAGTGTTCCAAATAATTGGACTACCACAGCGAATGCAGAAATTTCAAGAGTAAGAGATGCCTCTGTTAATGGTAAGATAGAAACGATTATTATAGAAAATAACAACGCTTCTTATCCATATTTTGGAACTCTTACAAATGTTCCTATTAGAGGAGATGGAACATCTACAGATGGATCCTCTGATGCTAAAGCTTCTATAGCATTTAATGAGCAGGGGAAACCAATTAAAGTAACTGTGACTGATGGTGGGAAGGATTATACTTTTGCAACATTAGATTTAAATTCTATATTACAACCAACTAGTGGAACTAAAACTGTATTTAATGTTATTATACCACCTCCAGGTGGGCATGGAAAAAACATTTATGACGAACTTGGTGCATTCAGAGCATTAGTCTACAGTAGAATTGAAAATAGTTCAACAAATCCAGACTTTATTGTAGGAAATCAATTTTCAAGAATTGGAATTATAAAAAACATAGAATCAAATGGTAGCATTCAAACATTTTCTCAAAATACTGGATCTGGAATTTATGCATTAAAACTAAATGAAAATGCTTCTGAAGAATCTTATGATTCTCTTATAACACAAAATAACACTGGAGCAATTGGGAACTTAATTAGTTTTGATTCTACTACAAAGGTTTTAAAATATATCCAACCAAGAACAAATCACATTGATACATATGCAGTGGACTCTGATTTGCAGATTGATTATCAATTTGCAAATAGCATTTCAGGAATTCAAACTTCTGCAAATTATAAGTTAAAAGCATTTGATTCAAGTCAAATTAAAATTGGAAACAATACTTACACAATAGACACTAGTTTTTTTGGAGATAAGGTTACTATTGGGGCAACTACATATTATCTTGGTCAAACATTTACTGCAGGTCTTTCAAATCCAGACATAAATACAAAGAGTGGTGACATTGTATATGTTGATAATAGGGCTTCAGTAACTAGGTCATCGCAACAAAGAGAAGACATTAAAATCATTTTAGAATTCTAAAAAAATGCCCCAAAGTACTAATTTAAATACGAATCCATATTATGATGATTTTAGTGACTCAAAGAATTTTTATAAAGTTCTTTTTAAACCAGGAGTCACAGTACAAACAAGAGAGTTAACCACTCTTCAAACAATTTTACAAAATCAAATTGAAAAACTTGGAGGGGCTTTCTTTAAGAAAAATTCTGTTGTAGTTCCTGGTGGATTTGCATATGATTCATCATATTATGCAGTGGAGGTCGAAAGCACTTTTAATGGCATTAATGTAGAAAGTTATTTCAATAACCTTGTAGGATTAACTCTTACTGGTAAAATTTCAAATGTAACTGCTAAAGTTGAAAAAGTTCTTTCAAAAGAATCTTCTGTAAGAGGAACAACTACTTTCTATATAAAGTATCAATCATCTTCATCTTCAAGTTTTACTTCAACAACTTTTTCAAATGGAGAAGAACTTGTAGTAAATCAAAATATAAATCTTTCAAATAATTCAATCTTAAGTGGATCATCAGTAGCAAAAACAATTGCACCCACAAACAGAAAGTCAACTTCAGTTGGATCTGCTGCTAAAATTGACAATGGAATATATTTTGTAAGAGGGTTTTTTGTAAATGTTTCTCAGGACACTTTAATTTTAGATCAATATACAAATACTCCTTCATATAGAGTTGGATTGAACATTTTAGAAGAAATTGTAAACGCAAATCAAGATTCATCACTATATGATAATGCACAAGGATTTTCAAATTATGCTGCTCCTGGTGCAGACAGATTAAAAATATCTCTTTCCTTAATAGCAAAAAAATTAAATGATTTTAATGATGAAAATTTTATTGAACTTTTTAGAGTTGAAAATGGCGTCTTAATTCAAATTAAGAATCAAACAGATAGTTCTTATATTGCTGATATTTTAGCAAGAAGAACATATGATGAATCTGGAAATTATTATGTTCTTCCTTTCAATGCAGAGGCACTAGAATCTTTAAACGACAATCTTGGAAATGGAGGATTATATTCTGAAGGAAAAAATACATTTAATGATATAGTTACATCAGAAAATAATGGAGTTATTAAAGTTTCTCCTGGAAAAGCATATATCAAAGGTTATGAAGTACCAACAAATACTGAACTATTAAGTTTTCCCAAACCAAGAACAACAAAGCATGTTGAATCATCTTCATCATCTTTCTATACTGGAAACTTGATAAGAATTAATAACACAACAAATGTTCCCAATATAGGATTGACCACTGATCAATCTATTAATCTTTATAATCAAAGACTTTTAAATGGATCCACTGCAGGATCTCAAATTGGCGTAGCTAGGGTATACGATATATCTTCATATATTACTTCATATAATAATTCAACAAGTCAATTTAATTTAAATTTATTTGATATTCAAACTTACAGTAATATTGTTTCAGACTCTGTTCTTTCATCAATAGTAGTTGGAGATTATCTTAAAGGAAACAATAGTGGAGCAACTGCTTTTGTTCAAGGTAGTTCTGGACAAACATTAACTTTATACCAAACTTCTGGAAATTTTGTTAAAAATGAATCTCTAATAGTAAATGGAATTGGATCTACTGTTTCTGTAGGAACATTTACAAATTACAGTATAGAAGATGTTAAATCAGTTGTTAATGGAAACTTTACTGCAGATACAGTTCTTTCAAAAGAAACTGCTTTAGTGGGACCATTTTCTTTAACTGTAAATGCTGGAATTGGAACAATTAAGTCAAATAATGGATCATCATTTGCATCAAATCTTAAAGCAACTGATGTCATTAAATACACTCAAGCAGGAATTGGATCTGATATTTATGCAAGGATTACTGTAGTTTCTGCTACTAAAAATAGTATAACAATTGTTCCTGTATCAGTTGTATTTGGTGTTTGTGCGGGAACCTTAGGTGTTACTACATCTCTTCAAAACGTCTCTATAATTAAGTCTGAAATTAGACAGACAGATGATTCTTCATTAACTGCAAGATTAAATCATTCAAATATTTCTAATATAAATTTAACAAACTCTAGTATTTACACAAAAGTTTTTTATAAATCTGTTGCAAAGTCTTCTACAACTTTAACTCTTCCAAGTTTATCTGGAAGTGATTATGTATATTCAACTTATGATGCAAAAAGATATATTGTAGTTAATAGTAATAATAGTATTGAAAATTTAGACAATGCAACTTTTACTTTGTCAGATGGTGGAAAAACTGCTCAATTTACAGGTCTTTCTTCAACGGCAGGTCCATGTAGAGTTGTTACCACTCAAATTAAGTCTAATGTAACTAGTAAATTTAAACAACTTTCAAAGTGTAATTCACTGACAATTGCAAATACTAAGTACAGCACTCCTCCAAATGCAGGTCTTGCTTATACATCAATATATGGAACAAGGGTGGAAGATGATCAAATTAGTTTAAATATTCCTGATGTACTTAAAGTTCATGGTGTATTTGAATCATCTACCACAGCAGATCCAGCAATTCCTCATATCACTGTTTCAGGTCTCAATAGCGAAAATAATGTAGTTGATGATTTAATTATTGGGGAATTGGTTATTGGAACAACTTCTGGTGCTGTTGCTGTGTATGCTCAGAAAAAATCCTCATCAGAACTTTATTTGATTAATAAAAATGATACTCCTTTCTTTGTTGGAGAACAAGTATCTTTTTCTGAGAGTGAATATTCAGCAACAGTATCTTCAGTTACTTCTGGAGATAAAAATATTGTAGAGCAATTTATACTAGACAATGGACAAAGAACCCATTTTTATGATTTTAGTAGATTAGTTAAAATTCAAAATGCAAAAGAACCTGCAGGAAGATTAACAGTATTTTATGATAACTTTACATATGATTCAAATGACTATGGAGATTTAATTACTGTCAATAGTTATCCATCAACTTTAATTAAAGGGATAATTCCAACATTTAATAATATTAGAAATAGTGATGTTATAGATATTAGACCAAGAGTTTCTAATTATTCAGCATCTACAAAAAGTCCATTTGATTTTACATCAAGAAATTTTGAAACATCTTCAAATAATACTTCTCAGATTTTATCCCCTGATGAAAATTTCATATTTGACTATGACTTCTATTTGCCAAGAACAGATAAATTAACTTTATCAAAAGATAAAGTCTTTAATATTGTATTTGGAGATCCAAGCGAAATACCAATTGCTCCCCTAATCTCAAATGAAGTTTTGGATGTCGCAACTATTTTTAGTAATGCTTATGTTTATAATATTAAAGAAGATGTAAAAATTATTTTATCTGATCATAAGAGATATACTATGTCTGACTTGAGAGATATAGACAATAGAGTTTCAAACTTAGAGTTTTACACAACACTTTCTTTACTTGAGCAATCAACACAAAATCTTTTAATAACTGATCAAAATGGATTGAATAGATTTAAATCAGGATTTTTTGTAGATGAGTTTAATAACTATGACACATCAGATGAAAATAGTGTAGATTACAATGCTCTAATTGAAAATAAAACATTAAGTTCTCCTGTAAGAGAAGAAAAAATAAACTTATCTTTATTTTATACTGATGATTATACTTCAACATCTGCAATTGATTTGGCAAATACTAATTGTGATAATTTAAAAATTACTGGAAAGCAATTAACTTTAAATTATTCTGAAGTAGTTGCTTCAAAACAACCTTTCGCAAGTAAAGTAGTCAATGTCAATCCATTTAATATAATTACCTGGGCAGGTGTTTTGGAACTTAGTCCAAACACTGACAGATGGACAGTTAGTATTGAAAAAAACAAAAGAATTGCTGGTAGTAGAAAAGATAGAACTACAGTAACAAGTAAAAACATACCTTACATAAGAAGTAGAAATATAAGATTTACATCAGTAAAATTAAAACCAAATACAAGGTTCAAACTTCTTTTTGATAAAAAAGATTTGACTACAAATATTTTAAAATCAACAGTATTTCCAAAGTTTTTAGAAATTAAAAATGTTGTTGGATTATTCCAACCTGGGGAAACTGTTAAATGCTTAAATTTTAAAGGGGAAGTATCTTGTATTTTTAGAATTTGTTCTCCCAATCACAAACATGGTTCTATAACTTCACCATCAACAGTTTTTGTAAAAAATCCATACAATATATCAGTTGGAATTTCTACACAATATGGAGTACAATCCACATTTTTAAATGTGGATGTAGAAAGTCTTTCTAGAGAAGATATTAGTGGATTCTGGGGCAAAATTAAAAAAGAAAACAAATTGGTTGGATCTACAAGTAGAGCAACTGCAACTGTATCTGACATTAGATTAATTACTAATGAAGAGGGTGCATTAATTGGAAGCATTTGGATAGATGAGGATGATAAATTCTCAACTGGAAAAAGTTTAGTAGATTTAGTTTTAAATGATCCAACATCAAAAGTTCCTGGAGAAATTGCTGATAGTTCATCAAGTGCTATTTTTACAACTGAGGGGACTGAAATTACAACAACTAAAATTACTTACTATGATCCATTAGCACAAACGTTTGTAGTTGAAGATGATAATGGCATTATACCAACTTCTGTTGATGTTTATTTCTACACAAAAGATTCAAACATTCCAATTGAATTGCAGATTAGAGAAGTTTCTTTAGGAACTCCTGGAGGACCTGATAAAGTTATTGTAAATAAAATTTTGTCAGCATCAGAAATTAATACAAGTTCTAATGCTAGTGTTAAAACAAGATTCACGTTTGACACATTAAAGAGATTAGAACCTAATGAATATGCTGTAGTATTGATTTCAGATTCTAATGAATATCAAGTTTGGGTATCTGAATTAGGGTCTGAGGACATTTCTACAGTGAATCTTCCAGCTATAAACAAAGTATTCATTACTAAACAACCTTCTCTAGGAACTTTATTTAAATCTCAAAATGGAACTACTTGGGTTCCAAGTCCTTTAGAAGATTTAAAATTCACTTTAAAAAAAGCAAAGTTCATTACAACTGGAGGAACAGCAAGATTCTATAATACTACAGAGGAATTAGTATCTCCAGAAAATGAACTTCCAACTAATCCAATAACAGCTATCTCTACTTCTGGATCTCCTAACAGTGGGAGACATATTTTAGTATTTCACCCAAATCATGGAATGTATGGATTGAATAATAGAGTTGAGATAACAGGAGTTGAATCTGATGTTTTACCAGAAAAATTAACAGTGGATTATGCAATTACTGATAGTGGAGCAATTTCTGTCGCAAGCACTGCAATATTTGCTACATTTGAAGGATCTCCAGTAAGTAATATTAATCCTGGATATGTTCAGATTTCAAATGAAATTATTAGGTATGAAAATGTTAATGATAATAATCAACTCTTAGATGTTACTAGAGGTGTTTATGGGACATCTCCAAATTCTCATAATGTTAATGACTTAGTTTATAAGTATGAATTTAATAATGTTTCTTTGAATAAGATTAATACCACTCATACTATTTTAACTAATCCAACCCCCACAATAGATTCATATCACATTCAAGTGAGTGCTGGATCCTCATTTACACAAACTAAAACTGCTGGAGGAGATAATGTTTATGCTTCCAAAAATAAACAATTCAGTGAAGTTCAATTGAATTCAGATTCTATAACAACATTTAATAACACTCAAACTTTAGCATCAATAAGATCAATATCATCCAGAAGTGTAGGTGGCACAGAAACTCCTTATGTTGATAATGCAACAGAATCTATTGGAATTGGAAGTGTTACTAAGTTTGATACCGTAAGGATGGTGGCATCTAGACAAAATGAATCTCAATATTTAAATTCAACCAACTTTGTTGGACAAAGATCATTTACTTTAGAGTTAAATTTAAACACCACTGATGTTAATGTTTCTCCAATCATTAATTTAGAACAAAACTTTATAACTACAAAAGTTTATAATGTCAATCAACCAATTGGGATATCTTCTTATGCATCAGACAATAGAGTAAATGCCAGTTCTGATGATCCACATTCATTTATTCATCTATCAAATAGAGTTGATTTGGATCAAAGTGCAGATTCACTTAAAGTATTGTTCTCTGCATATAGAAATGCTGCATCAGACATAAGAGTTCTTTACAAAATTTTCACTAATGATTCTCCAGACGAAGATCAAGTGTGGCAATTATTCCCTGGGTATGATAATTTAGATGTTAATGGAAATGTTATTAATTCTGCTAATAATGATGGAAGGTCTGATGGAAATGTGAGAAGTAGTTTGAATAATGAATTTTTAGATTACACCTATAGCATTGATAATCTTACAGCATTTACTGGATTCCAAATTAAAATTGTTGGGACAAGTACCAATCAAGCATATTCTCCATTAATTAAAGAACTCAGGGTTCTTGCAATAAGATAATGAACTATTATGCTAAAGTTGAAGGTCATTTAAACCTTTTACGAGATTTAAAAACAAATGCCATCATTAATACAGATAAAATTTCTTCAGACCACTATAGTATTGCAAAAAGAAAAAAAGAAGAGGAAAAGTTAAGAGTTGATAAAATAGAAACTGAATTGCTTGAACTTAAATCATCAATAGAAGAAGTAAAACAATTATTAAAGGACATTGCAAATGAATCCTGATGAATTAGAACTTGAAACTATTTCAAAATTATTTGAGTATGAAAAAATTTCAAGGGAACTTGATGCTTGTACTGATATTGATTTGATGAGAAATCTGTGTAAATGTTACGCAAAGTTGTACATGAAGCAAACTGAAGTTGTATCTAACTTTTCTAAAAATCTCTAAATACTTAAAAAGTATAAAATAATGGCAAAACCAGCATCAAGACAAGAATTAATTGATTATGCTTTAAGACAACTTGGTGCTCCTGTTCTGGAAATTAATGTTTCTGAAGAACAGATAGATGATAGATTAGATGATGCTCTTCAATATTTTAATGAGAGGCATTTTGATGGTGTTGAAAAGATGTACTTGAAGTACAAGTTCACGCAAAATGATATTGATAGGGGTAGGGCACGTGGTGGAGCAAAAACTGCTGGCATTGTAACTACAACTGCAACTGGTCCGTTGGGAACTTACAGTTGGGAAGAGAACTCAAACTACATTCCAGTTCCTGACACAATTGTTGGTATAGAAAAAGTATTCAAACTTGATAACAGAACTATCACATCAAACTTGTTTAATGTCAATTATCAGTTATTCTTGAATGATATTTACTGGTTCAGTTCTACTGAACTTGTAAATTATTATGTTACCAAAAGATATCTTGAAGATATTGATTGGATCGTAAACCCACAAAGACAAATTAGATTTAACAAGAGACAAAATAGACTGTATATTGATATGAGTTGGGACACTATTGTGGAAGGAAACTATCTTATCATGGAGTGTTATAGAATTTTAGACCCAGCAAATTATTCTAAAGTCTATAATGATTACTTCTTAAAACTGTATTTTACAGCATCACTTAAGAAACA